GAAGAGCATCCGCTACTTGATGCGGTCAACTTCATGCCGACCGGGGCGCTGGTGGAAATCCTTGTCAACACACAGGACGGCAGGCACCTGGCCACCTGGGATCAGCTCTGTAGCGAGATCATCAAGGAGCTGACCGGGGGCTTCAGGAAGCTCGACCTGACGCAGAAGAAGCTGTCGGCGTTTCTGCCGATTTGCAAGGCGATGCTTGAACTCGGCCCTGCGTGGCTCGATAGGTATGTGCGGGTTATCTTGGCCGAGGCGATTGCCAATGGGCTTGAGAGCGGGATCATCGATGGCTCCGGGCTGGACGAACCCACCGGCATGCGGCGCGATCCCAATTCTGCGTTGGATCAGGTTGACGGCTACGGCCTGATAGCCAGCATTCCATTCAACGAGATTTCGCCGGCGACTTACGGCGAGTTATTGGCAGAGCTGTCGGTTTCGCCGAACGGCCTGAATCGGAAGATTTCGGAAGTGATCTTTATAGTCAACCCGCTTGACTATTTCACAAAGATCATGCCCGCCACATCGTTCCGGCGGCCAGATGGCACATATGCTTACGACATTTTCCCGTTCCCAACTCGCGTGATCCAGTCCGTGTATCAGCCCGTCAACGAGGCGATTATTGGCCTGCCGAAGCGCTACTTCATGGGCCTTGGAACTAGCAAGGGCGGGAAGATCGAATACTCCGACGAGTATCGGTTCCTTGAGGACGAGAGGGTATACCTGACCAAGCTCTACGGCAATGGTATGCCGCTTGACAGCCGTTCGTTCCGCAGGTTGGACATCACGAACCTTGTGCCCGTGCCCGTGAACGTGTTTGTCACCAATGATCCGCTTAATGTGGCTGGCAATATGGGCATTGACGGTCAGCCTATCGAGGTTACCGGATTCCGCGATGCTCGGTTGGCCAGTCTAAAGATTGGCAATCTGACCCTGTCTCCGGCATTCAACAAGAGCGTGTATGTCTACACGGCGGCCACCACTGATGCAACCAATACAATCACGGCGGTTGCGAAAGATGGTGAGGCGACTATCGCCATCGAGGTGAATGGTGTGGCTCATACCAACGGGACTGCGGCGACTTGGGAGAACGGCGCAAATACGGTCGAAATCACGGTAACCAACGGTACTGAGACCGAGACCTACACGGTCACCGTGACCAAGAGCGAATAGGACGACCAAACGACCAATGCGCGTAAGCCCCATCTACTTGGTGGGGCTTACGTTGTTTGAAAGGCAGGTGATACGCCATGCTGCAAGCAGTCAAAAACTATCTAAAAATCACTTGGAACGATGAGGACTCTCACATCCAAGGGATCATCGACCGAGGGCAGGCGTATCTCAATGATCTGACGGGCACAGAGCTGGATTATGAGGCCGACGGACAGCCCAAGGCCTTGCTGCTGGACTATTGCCGGTACGTCTACAATAACGCATCGGAGTATTTTGAAGAGAATTTTGCCAGGGAGCTTCTGCGCCTGCAGCTACAAGAGGGAATCAAGGCCATGCCAGAGGTGGTGCCCGATGAAGTCTAAGTCTGAAGTCATGCGCGACCTCGGCAGAGTCCGCAGGCGCAAGATCGTGATCCAGCGGAAAGAGACAACGAAAGACGCAGGCGGCGACATCACAACCTCTTGGGTCGATTGGAAAACCGTCTGGGCTGAGAGAAGCAGTCTCTGGGGGCGGGATTACTATGCAGCCCTGGCTGTCGGCCAGGAGCAGACCATTGAGTTCGGCATTCGCTATGTTGCGTTTCTGGACGAGCTGAAAACCGACACTCACAGGCTGGTCTATGCAGGCGATATCTACGACATCAAGCAGATCGACCATCTCCGGGATGACGGCATGTGGATCAAGCTCCGGGCGGTGAGGCAGTCATGAAGGTGCGGATGAAGGTCGAAGGCGGAGATAAGCTTGCTCGGAAGCTGCAAATGCTTGCTGAAGAGGTTGCCAGGGAGCACATGCGCGAGTGCGCTCTTGCCGGGGCTGAAGTCATCCGCGCTGAAATCGAGACTACAGCCCCTCGTAAAACCGGAACGCTTGCCGAGGACATCCAAAAAGAAATTAAAAAGCAGACCAAAAGCCGGGTGGATGTTCACATCGGTCCTGGCAAGGAAGGTTGGTATGGGCGATTCGTCGAGGACGGCCATGCGATCGTGGTGGGTGGCAAGAAGGTGGGCGATGTCCCTCCTCATCCATTTATGAGGCCCGCATTTGATGCAAAAACCGACGAGGC